ACATCTTCGAGCATGTGATGTTTGACAAGCTGCAGAAGTCTTCGATCAAGGAACGGCCGAAGGCCGAAGCGATCGGTGAGATCCTGTGGAACATGCACAAGATGAGGGAGGGGGCGTTCGTCGAGAACGACCTTACTGCCTTCGAATTCGGGATCTCGGAGCCGCTCAAGCAGATCGAGCAGAAGGTCTTGCGGCACATCGGGGGCATGATTGGCCTCGAAGACGTCGGTCAGACGCTATTCGACCGCGTGGTCGACGACCGCGACAAGTGCGTCACGTGGCAGATGAAGTACCGCGATGCCACTGGGGAGACGCAGAAGGCGAAGATCAAGCTGGGGCAGACCATGCGAGAGAGCGGCGACAGGATCACAAGTTCGGGGAACTTTTTCCAGAACCTGATCGCGTGGTTCTCGTATTTGGTGGACCCAGACCACGTGAGTGATGCGTTTGATTCATTGCTGGCATTTCGCGGTGCCCGCATGTTTTACGTATCACCACGAGACAAGAGGATCTCGAACGTTCGCGGCTGCGATAAGCGGAAGAAGTATTTGTGTTGCCTCGCTTTCGAGGGAGATGACACGCTGGGTCGTTTTGAGGAGACGCTGTGGCCGATCAATGGCGACCCATGCATGGTAGGAGCGTTTTTCGAGAGGTGGGGATGGCGTGCAAAGTTGGTGTGGAAGCCACTCAAAGGCGACACGTACGTGCGATTTGTGGGCTACGAGGCCCTGATTCATGACTGCCAGGTGGTGTACGAGAATGGCAAGCCCGTGATGACTCCTGAAACGAAGAGGTTTCTGAAGACTAAGGCGTGGACGGCTTCGACCGTGACGCCGCAGGAGCTCAAGACGTGCATACGCATATTCGCGGCGACGCTTGCGCAGGGCTACGTGCATGTGGAGCCTATGCACGCCTTTCTTAAGGCGATGTACGATGACAACGCTGGAGGCGTGGACGTCGACGCGTCCAAGGTCAGGGAGTTCATCTTGGCGGCAACAGGCAAGCTGCCTGAGCACAACCAGGTTGTGGCCGCGAACGTGCCTTTCCCCCACTTTGAGGGCGGTTGCGCGTACAACTGGAAGCGGCTGCTGCGTGTAGCAGCCGGTGAGTTCCAGGAGCGCGAGTGGGCACTGATGTGCCACATCGGCAGCATGCAGCAGCATGGTGCCGACCTTGCCACCTCTGTTCCCGCCTCATGGCGGGCGTAGCAAAACTTGAATTCACTTAGTTTCACCCCGCCATAGGCGGGTTCACACGTGAGCATTTAGCGGGCGCATTTTGCGCAATTACCCGGTAGGTTTGACACAGGCCCCGGGGTCGTACACTAACTGTTGGGACGTCCGCGCGACCAGCAGGGATGACGGAGTGCTGCCGGTGTACGATGAGTTGGTCCAGGTGGCTATTATCCATGCTGCTTGGTAGGGCACGCGGGGGGGGCGTTGAAGCGCACTGAGAGAGAGAGCGCTCCCCTTGGCCGGGACTGTGCCTAATTCCACCCTTATGCCTCAGTAGCCGGGGCTAGTCCGGTGAAGAGCCTGGGCGCGCAGGGATGCGCGAACGGTGAGGGCGCCACACTACCCGCACGCGGCGGTTGCTTGCTTGGGAGGGCAGCGTAAAGTGTGGATTGCGTCGTGTGAGGGTCCCGAAGCGCACGAGTACCTGCGAGGGTTGGATTGGTTCGTTGCGCTCAGCGCACAATGGCCAGCCCACATGTGGGGAAATTGCGTGGATGTGCCGTTGGGGTAGCACGCTCCGGTGGCTAATGAGCGAGTACGAGGCCGCCCTTGGGCGCGCGACCATCGGCGACGCCAACGATCGAATTAGCGGTCGTGCGTCGATGGTGTCAGCGCGCGCTCGGGCGACGTGCAGCTCGGGCATGACGCACAAATGGCAACGGCGCGGGTTACGGCGCGCCATACCGCGGTTTGGGGACGGCCCCCCAGCACACGTGTG